GACAGAATGGGACGACTACGAGTACATGGATGAGTACTTGCGTCGAGGATTCGAAAGGGCTTATAAAATATTTTCGAAGCCGAAAAGTCATGAATGTTTGCGCATTCTGACCGATGACGAGGTCGTAACCAAGGCGCTCAAGCTCAGTAAATCTTCGGGTCTTCCGATGATGACGAGCAAGGCCGATTCGCTGACTTACTCTCTTGACCGAGAGATGCAAATCAGGCTTGAGCGCAAGGCGCCAAACCCTTGTGTTGCGTATAAACGTACGCAAAAAGGCAACAAGACACGTCTTGTCTGGGGCTACCCGTTGGAGATGACGATTATGGAATCGCGGTTCGCGAGACCCTTCATCAACAAAATGCTTCAGAGAAGAACGCCCATGGCTTTTGGAATGACGAAATGTGAGTTGGGTGCGTACATCCACCGCTATATCATCGAAGCTGAGGGAAGAATTGTGGCCATGGACTATTCCAAGTATGATACTACTTTGTCCAGAACCATGATTCGAGCAGCATTTCGCATTATCGCAACCTGGTTCGACAAGACGGACCTCGAGCAGTATGGATGGGATAAGATCGTGCATTATTTCATTCACACTCCGATTGTGATGCCTGATGGACACCTGTATCGAGGTAAGCATCATGGCGTTCCTTCGGGAAGTTACTTCACTCAGGTTGTTGACTCCATCTGCAATGTTGCGCTGTGTTATGCTTTATCCGAACGCTTTGGCTTCACTCTGAACAAGCGATCCTTGTTCGTGCTGGGCGATGATGTTCTGATGAGTGTAGTTGGTGACGTTGACCTAAACAAGTGGGCCGAATATCTCGGAAAGTTTGGCATGAAGATGAACGTCGACAAGACGCTTCTCGACAGAGCACACTTTCTTGGCGCATTCTGGGATAAGGGTAAGCCCGACGTTCCTATTCAAGAGATAGTGAACAAGGCTGTGTTTCCTGAGAACTACAGGGATTACGGGGGAAAACCTCGTGAGGGTGCTAACGCAGTCGTGAGAAGCTACGCTTCTAACTATCTCAGCGCGGTACGCTTCTTGCCGCTTAATTTCGCCGATATGAGACGGGTTGATTTCGGTGATATGCTCGATGTGAATCCCAATCACTTGAGCGGTTCTGACAAGTTCTTACTCGAAGAGGGTATGCTGAACAGAACCAGATTAAGAAAGGCGTACTATCCGACCCTATCAGTAAGGATCTTGCTGTAAACAGGAAGGGCGCGGGACGACAAGTACCC